TGCATAATTTCTGCTTCAACGTCAACGCCATGCATAGCTTCAGCGTCCTGAGCGGCTTCAAAAGTCCAGCGAGCTGACAACCTACGGGTCTTAGCTTCTACTGTTTCTTTCAAAATCTGAATGCTCATCTTATTACCAGCGGTGCCTTCAGCGGCAGCAGTAGCATCAGGATTACCTGAATACTGTGTAGCAAGAGCAAAAGGGCTCAGTGCTTCTGTACCAGCTGTTACACCAGCGGCAGTTTCTGCGTAACGTACACGCAGTGTGTGGATCTGACCCACAGGGCCAGTCATAGGCTGTACACCTACCAACTCGTTCGCAATAACGCTAGGCATTACGCGGCGAATCAGTGGCAACATTACCTTGTTAAGTGTTGCAATATTACCAGCAGCCGTTGCACCTGGAGAGGCTGTCTCTGTCAAATACTTTTTAGCATTCTCCAGAACAACATCCATTGTACCCTTACGCTGACCTGTGAGGCCTTCAGTAAGTGCTTCTTTGGTGGCTGCCCAGTTGCTTTCAAACAATTTAGCCATTTTTATCTCCTATCAAAGTCCGGCTAACTTACGGATTTCAATGATATCAGCACTGACTTCCGGTTCGTTATTTTGAGATTCAGTTAAAACTGTCTCTTCTTTGTTACCAGTTACTTCGCGACTGCTGGTAACTGACTCAGTTAATGCCTTTTTAGTTCTGGGAGCATCTTCACTGATCACACTAGGCAGATACTTTTCAAAAGCACCTTCCAACTTCTCAGTTTTTACACTCTCCAACAAATCAGACATAATTTCTTTTTTATCACGGCTCAATGGCTTCATCAACTCATCAAGTTTCTCTTTACGAGCATACTTGTCCTCTGCTACTCTCAAACGGCTCTCTGTGAGTTGTACTGCTTCCTCACGTTGCTTGATTTTATCAGTGGCTTCTGCAAGTTGTGATTTCATTTCAGCCAGTGTTTTCTGGAACTTACGAATTTCCTTGGTTTCATTCAGATACGATGTATTGTATTCTGAAGCAAACGCTTCGAAAATTCTGCGTCCAAAGTCATTCTCGCGAGCTGATGTGATGTCATTTTTGAACGTCTGGATTTCTGAAGCCATGGTGGAGTTGATAACTTTCTCAACTTTTTCCGCAGCCTTAGAAATAAAGTCCTTTTTAGTTTCAGCTAGCTGACGCTTGCCTTCACGGACCATTTTAACTTTCTGTTCAACCAATGCTTTCTTGTCCTCGTGGAATTCAATAAGCTCTTCAGCCAGTTGATCGGCTACAAAACCGTCCAACTTACTGAGGTGCTCTGAGACACGACTACGATCAGCATGGAGTTCCTTGACTTCTTTGGCAACCATTTCAGTTACAAATCTGTCCAGGAGCTTTGCATGTTCACTCACAGCTTTACGATATTTAACTCTTTCTTCAGCCAGGGCCTTCTTGTCCTCAGCCAACTCTGAAACTTCTGCTTCGACTCGTGTAGAGATAAAGTTATCAACTGCTTCCACAATCAATCCCTTGTCATGCTCATAACGCTGAGCAAACTCTTCACGAAGTTCTGCCGTCATTTCTTCACGGGCTTCGGCCAGGCGTGACTCCCAGGCTTCCTGAATGGTTTCACGTGCCTCTTCAGACAAGTTAGTTCCTTCCAGGAGTTCGTTAAATGTCACTGCCATCTCTATCTCCTATTACTTGAGATTTAATTCCCTAATAAAAGACTCAATGCCTTTTACCAGGTATTTTTCTGCACTTTTATCGTGTGTTACTGCGGTGGCTGTTCTGTGAAGAACTGCACCGCCGCGCATGTTAAACAAACTCTCATACACTGGCTTAGGGTAAGCCTCTGGAGCACTGGGCTGTGCCACAATGTCCACTGTCACGCATTCAAAGCCTTCCACAATGCCATTATCATCAACATTGCCAGAGCCTCTGCTGCTCACACCCAGTTTTGCACCAGCTTTTAACAAAGCTTCTGCTATGTTACCCATGGGCGTCTGTATGAGTTTAAGTTTCCCTATACCATTGTTACCGTCCATCCACATATCTTCAATGATGTGACTAACACGGTCCAGGTTTATTTGGAGTTCTGGCGGATGATCAAGTTCTCCCATAACGGTTTCACCTTTTCTAATCCGCTGATCTATCTCGTCCACTGCTTTCTTAATCTCAGCCAGAGGATAAACTCTACCATTCTGGTTTCGTTGCTCTGCCTGAACAAAAATACCTTCCATACCCAAAGACTTATTGCCACTGTCATCTTCACTTTCGAAAATTCTGACTCTAGCATCTGTGGGATTTATGTATTCATACAGTTGACGTGACATAATCTACCCCTATTATTGTTGCTTTTGCTCTACATCAATGTTGTGATTGCCTGGATCCTGGGGGTTAGCATTTGCTGAATCACCATGATCACCTTCACCACCATCCTTGGAATGCACAGGCTCACCAGCCCCTTCCACTTTAGTTTCCTTGGGTGTATTTGTAAATGGGCTAGCATCATTGTCACTAGTAGGAGCTTTGGGATCTGCTACATTATCTGATAACTTTGTTGCTTCTTCCAGAGAATCTTCAAAGTCTTCTTCCAATTCATATTCCACAGATTCCATTTCGTCATGATCGAATTCAATTTCATCTGCGTCAGCATCTGCTGCAGCATCCATGGCGTCCTCTGCATCATCTTCTGCATCATGGTCATCTGACATGAGCTTTTCAAATTCTGCTTTGAGAGCCGCTAGTTCATCTTCGAGATCGTCCAGCTTGTCTTCCATGTCGCCTGCCATCTCATCTTCCATTTCTCCATCATCTTCATCATCAGCTTCGCCAAATTGATCGGCTTCCACTGCATCCTGAATATCAGTTACATCTTCACCAAAATCTGCTGAAGGATCTGAGTGATCGATGGTTTCTTCAACTTCCTCGTCGATTTCTTCTTCCATGCTTTTCTTTTTAGATCCGCATGAACCTTCTTCTACTTCTTCGGACTCGTCCAGGTCCTCTTCTACTTCTTCTGACTCATCCAAAACACGCTCATACTGTTGGCGAGCTTTTGCTACAACATACTCGTGTAACAACTCTTCAGCACGTTCGTTTTCTTCTGCCAAAAGAAGTTCAAGAATCTGTTCGAGATTTGCTCTTGATTCTGACATTGTGGCCTCCTATTTTTATTTAGAATCGTAACTAGACTCCCAAAAGGAGTCTTCCACAGATATATTTACACATAAAATTGTAATATAGCGGTATTCAGGCTCAGAATGAGCCATTTTGGTTGGTTTTTGTAGCTGAACAAGTATTTAGTAATAAAACAGTTACAAAAACACTACAGTTTTATTAAATTTGTGATTCCTCTGGCTGAGCACCATACATGATTCTCAAAAACTTTTTATTAGAGATTTTCTCAGCTTTCTTGAGCTCACGCAATTTACGAAGTTTATTGAGTTGCTCCAGAGTTAGTCTCTGCTTTCTGGTATCAGAAGCTTTAAACTTAATGCTGCTGTCGCCTTCTGGGCTGTAAAATTCGTCCAATCTCATAACATTATTTATGAAGGCATGGTGCCTGTGCCTCCCAGGTCAGCTCCAATTCCAGCATCGCCCAAACCAGCACCCATTCCAGCAACGTCACCCATTCCCTGATCATCAGCTAGTTCTGGTGGTTCTGCAATTTCCGTGCTCACATCAATGTCCTGCTGAGGTCGCAAACCCACATTTCTGAGATGAGCTTGATCAGTACTCACATCACCATACTGATCTATGTCATTTTCCTCCCGCCAGAGTTGCTCGTTTTCACGCATTTCCTCTTCGCTAAGTCCCAGATATTTCTTGAGTTTGAACTGGTTACTCATGTAGGTTATACCAGCAACCTGACTATACAGTGCTGCACGTTCTGTGTTGAGTTGTATTTCTCTGTAATCACCGAAGTTTTGTGGAGGTGTAAATTTAATACTAAAATTGCCATTGTCAACTTCTACCCCTCTCCATTTTAAATACATCTTGAATTCAAAGTCCAGACTTTCTTCAATTTGTCGTTGCAAACGCTCCACATACTTACTAAATCGATATTCCTGAATGTATGCCACACCTACTTTGCCATCGTTGTATAGAGCAGATCCATCATCGGGTCCTGTAGGCAAGTAGGAGCTTGGTATACCCAAGCCTCTGAGTAACTTATTGTTAAAGTATTTGAGATCGTCAATATCGCCCAGATTGTCACCGCCAGGCAGAGTGTCTACTTTACTACCTCTTCCCTCTGCTGTTTGCGCAAAGAAGTAATCCTCCAACATGCTCATGGGATTGAATGCACTATCTGCTATGCTCTTGCCGTCTGCAGTTTGATTTGGAATACGCTTCTGTTTTACTTCATACTTTACTTGCTCCAGATACTGGCGTGCCTGATGTGCTGGCATGTTGCCCACGTCGATAAAGAATACGCGGCGCTCTGGTGCACGATGCAGTCTGTAAATCAACACAGCATCCTCTAAGAGTTCTTTCTGACGATAGATCTTATAGATGGGGTCAAGTATGCTATTACCAAAAGGCCAGTCTGGACCCATGCCGTCACTCATGGTGGGATGAACAAAGTGTTCACCACCCACAGCAACACTACTGGATGCTCCTGATTGTGCTTGACTGGTATAGGCATCAGCAGTGTTGTATGTGCTCATGCCCTGTAAATTAGTGCCTACATTGTGCACTGGGCTAATTTTCGTGGCTATTAAATGCTCGAAGTTTGGATCCAGATTACGCACAAAAATATAATCTATGCTCTTTCCTTCGGCCTGATTAACTATGATCTTCTCTATTTGTGCAGGGTCAACCCAATATAACTTGTAGGTTTCTGGGTCTCTAATCATGAAGCAATCACCATATTTTATGGTACTTCTGAACATTCTGAACAATCTTTTGCGCCAGTCGTTGATGTTGCACCAGTTTTTTAATACTTTGCTAATTAACTTGGATTCAGTGTCTGAAGGGTCCTCATCATATTCCACCACAAAGGGAATACCCGAATATTCATCGTCCTGAGTGGCAAACTCTGCAATAGTATCCAGAGCAGTATGTATTTCTGGATCGGTATCCATTGAGTCATACTGCCTGTAACGCATGAGTCTGTTTGGCGATCCAGCATATACTTCAGGCAACCAACCACGACTGTTGTCCATGCCAAATCCCGAACTACCTGCACCATTTTGGCGTTGTTGTCCAGTAACATTTAATGGTAATCCTGAGTTATCAACTGCTGTAAAAAACTTTTTCCAAGTCATATTATTTTCCTGTTGTAGCAGTATTTATCTACTATTCAAGAATAAAATCACAGATACTGAGCTGGATCCTTGCCGGCTTTTCTGAGGTTGCGTTCGTTAATGATTTTTACAGCTAGATTGCGTTCAGTGAAACTCATTTGCCAAGCATCACTAATACTAATACTACCGTCACTATATATAGCTAGCTCTAAAACTGCCTTTTCAGTGTCTTCAGATTGCTTCCTGAGTTTGGAAATATATTCTACTATGACTTGACTATCAGCATTTCTCAGGAAGCGGTGGAAAAATTTACAGGGTCAAACTCCAATTTAGTTTCAAAGATATGACCACATGTTTCTTCTTGGCATTGTATTTTAACAGTTTTATCTATACCAGCTTCGCTAAGTTTATTAACTTGCTCTGTGACTTTTTTACCTATATCACTACTACAATTCTCCATGTACTCACGAATATTGTCACGATCTGTTACTATAAACTCTTCATCATTTTCATCTGTGCCTGATATGCTATAAATGCTGTCTAGTATTACTAGAAAATTCAACTCAGCCATTTTCATATAACTTTCATTAAAAGCTCTGAGTTTTTCCATGTCATCTTCAATTGTAGCAATACTTTGCATACTTCTGGCATTTTGAAAATTACTTACGCCAGCCGCAATGGTTGTTTCATATGTTACTGGTCTGAGCTCAATTGTAAGACCATCGTGGGTTTCTACCTTTACATCCCTGGGAACATCCCGCATAGTAGCTAAACTTGATTGCACACTTCCTGCTCCCACTACAGTGTTCCCACATTCTGGACAATCGGATTCTACTCTGACTTCGTCACCAAAAGTGGCACCCTGAATAGCAACCATGAGGGCATCAACATCAGCACCCAAAAGTTCTCTGGGTTTTTTGACAGCAGGCACACAACTAGTGATAATCTGTGCAACACTTTCACCGTTGAGTAATGCATCTGGATTACGCATCATGATTTCATCTCTGCTCGTCATGGCATATATTTCCAATTCTCCTGTTTCACCAAGTGATACAACACTGTCAGTGTAAAAATTTCCACCGCTAGGAAGTCTAGTAAACATCTTGGGTGCTCTGAAATGGCTTTTGAGTGGATTGTTTGACATATATTTAAAACTCCTGTTTATGGTCATGATAAATACCAGACTAAGTGACCAGCAGTATTTATCTGCATAATAACAGCACTTAATGGAATTTAGGCATGGCAGAAGTAGAGTTTAACGGATCACAAGGCACAGTCCCAGATTTTGCTTTAGAAGATACGCAGGAGAAGATTCTAGCGACTTTAAAAAAAGCATTTAACCTTGGTGAAAAGGACATACTCAATGCTCAAAAAGCTCTACAAAATGATAACAAAAACTCCAAGGCTCAGTTGGAAGCATTCAAAGATTTAGGCAAAGATATACAGGCGGCTGTGGATGGCAAAGGTTCATTTTTTGGCAATTTAACCAGTGGAGTAACTGCTGCTGCAGGTGTTTTAGGCACATTGGGCAAGGCTGGTGGTGCATTAGCAACTGGTATCATAGGTCTGGGAACAGCAGTAAGTGCTGGTATAATTAGTTTAACCAAGGGATTTGGTGATGACCTTAAAAACGCAGGACTAGCAGAAACTGGTGCGGCATTTGGATCACTGGGTAAGGAATTAAATGTTGTTATTCCAGGCATGATGTCCCTGGGACTTAGTATAGATCAAGCGGCGGGCGTCATAAATGATTTTCGTAGTGCTATGACACTCACTAGTGGCACAGCAATCCAGGGAGTTATCAATGAATTTCAAAATCTCACAAATGGTGGTGCAGCATATGGCAGAACTATTTCTGAAAACATTGAATACCTCAGTGAAGAACTTGAATACAGAGCTAGACAGGGATTCATAGATGACAGAAACAGAGCACAGGCCGCCGCTGATGCCAAGGAAATCATGGATAGTCAGATCAACGCTAGTAAACTTTTGGGCA